ACGCCTTTGGCCGTGCCCTCGATCCGTCTCACGGCGAGCTCGGGCAACGTCATCGACGCCACCGGCAAGGCCATCGTGACCGGCGCCCTGACCGCCTCCAGCATCACCACGCCGGGTGGCGTCACGGCTACCGGGACAGTCACCGCCGGGGCGCTGTCGACGTCAGGGGCCCTCTCGGCCGGCTCTGCGACCATCGGTGGTGTCGGGGTGGCCAGCAACATCGTGAGCACCCCGGCCGGTACGGCCAGCCCCAACGCGGCTGGTGTGCAGTCGGGACAGGGCTACTTTTACGGCGACGGCAACTCGGCCGTGATGCGCCAGCGTGCCGACCCCACCCAGGCGGCGGGCGCCGCCTACGTGCAGGCCCAGGCCAACAGCGTGGTGCTCAACGGACCCACGGCCGTGCAGTTGCTGGGCGGCGACATCCAGGTGCGCGGCGGCAACAACCTCGACTTCTACAACGCCTCGGGTACCAAGTTGGGCGTCGGCATCGGCCCGGTCGTGAACTCGGCTGGCGATCCCGGAGCAGCCAACTACCCCGAGGGGACCATCTGGATTAGCTGATGCCGATCAGGATGAAAGTCGGAGGGGCGTGGGTTGGCCCGATTGCCTCTGGGAACTTCCGCGTCAAGTCGGGGGCTATCGGAGGTGGCTCGTGGGTGTCGCCGGCCTACTGCCGCATGCGGGTCAACGGGGCCTGGTTCGACACCGGCTACGTCGGGTACCCAGCCGCCCCTATCAACTTCTCCATCCAAGCCTGGAGCTACAGCGCCGTGGCCCTCCAGTGGAACGCCGGTTCCGGTGGGGCCCCGGTGTCGGCCTACAACCTGGTGCAGACCGACAGCGCCGGCAACTGGCTCAACCAGGTCGAGGTTGGTGGTAGTCCGTGGGGGAACTTTAGCGTTAACCCTGACACCCGCTACCAGTTCTACATCCGCTCGAAGTCGTCGGCCGGGCTCTACTCCGGCTTCGTCGGCCCCATCCGGGCTCAGATCGGCCACGACGTCTCGTACAACTACGGTTACGTGTTGCGGGAACGGGCCTGGCAGTCCGACACCGTCAGCGGGTGGTTCAACAAGGACGACTTCATCGCCATCTACGTTCCCGGGAGCGGAACCGGTGACGGTCGCGCCGGGGACATCCTCATCCAGGGCCTGCACTCCCGCAACTTCCACACCCCACAATCGGGCACGGTGTCGGGTACGGCTAGCCGCACGCTGAACCACCTCTACAACAACGGCGACTTCGGCTCGGTGGGCAACGTGCCCGGGGGCTGGGGTGAAGACCTCGGCCTCAACAACTGGTCCGGGAACTCCTACTGGGGCTACATCCCCCGGGGCACCGGGTGGTCGACGTCGGGCAACCAGTACTACCAGTTGGCCGTGGACGCTGTCTGGCTCACCGGTGTCGAACGTTATAATAATTACGAAATCGTCAGCACGAACCCGGCGGTGGGCAACTCGTACTGGTGATACAACAGCGGCGTGCTACCGGAAACGTTGCTCCACGCTGTCCGCATCCTGGGGGTCGATGTCGCCAACGGCGTCTCCCAGGTGGCCATCTACAAGGCTCACGCCGAGGAGATCAACAGCGTCCTGTCGATGATCGATGAGCGGTCCTGGGAGCGGCGGATGATCCCCACCGGCGACGATGATGACTCCAAGACGTTCGAGGCGGTGCTCCCACCGGACCAAGAAGCCCGCGTGCTGAGGCTCATCGAACTCTGTAGGTCGATGGGCTAACCTCGGTTTGTCACCAGCGAGCGCTGGTGACCACAACCGCCTATCTGGAGCCGCCGTGCCCGACACTCGTATCGAGTGGCCGTCCTCTGCGACGGCCCAGATCGTCGCGTACACCCAGCGTCTCCAGGAAGAGGCGTTGGTCGCCGCCTCCAAAGCCGTCTCCTACCTGCATGAACGGGTGGTCGAGCGGGCCCGCCTGACGCCAGGCTGGGACGAGTTGGCCGACAAGATCGAGGTCTGGTCACAGGACGGCCAACTGGTGATCGGCGTCAACGATGAGCTCTACCGCTCCCAGGCCTTCGCCCTGGAGTACGGCGATGAGGTGCGTCCGCCGAGCCCGTTGTTCCGCACCCTGACGGCGGAAGTCCGCGATGCCGGCGACGTCATGCGTGAGCACATGATCTCCAAGTTCGGTCCAGGGAGGTTCGGTGGCGACACATCTGCTGAAAGCTGAGCCCGATCTCGTCGCCCACCTCGGGTTCATCCTCTCCGAGGAGGAAGCGCTCAAGAGTTGGCTCACCGGGGTCAAGGTGCCCAACCGGGACGGCTCCGGCTACATCGGCGTCAACGTGTGGTTCCGCTGGCCCGAGGGTGAGCGCCAGATCTCCTACCCCTACATCACCATCGACCTGCTGTCGGTGGAGCCCAACTACGGCCTCTGGACGTCGACCTTCATCCAGGACCCCAACGGGCTCTACCAGCCGAGCGTGCGCCCCGATCTGCCGCCGCCGCCCTACGACCAGGGCTACAACATCCGCGAGTACCTGGCCATGGACATCGTCTGGCAGGTGGCGGTGTACTCCCGTTCGGCGTTGCACGACCGGTATCTCACGTCGATCTTCAACACCGACATCCTCCCCCCTCGCCCCTTCTTCATCACCAACCCCGCTGACGACGTCGCTCGACGGGTCGATCGGGTGGGGTTCCAGGTGGCCGATGCGATGGAGACGACGGAGTCGGGTACGAAGCGCATCTTCCGCAAGCTCTACACCATCACCATGCTCACGGAGATACCACAGCAGCGGTTCTTCGATGACGTTCGTGGCTACCAGGCGCTGCGGGTCTACATCCCCGTGGTGGCCCGGGAGCAGTTCGACTCGTACTTCGCACAGTTCATCGATGGGCAGTTGCACCCAACGGAGGACTTCACCGATGAAGAGCGAGAAGCCGGGGGCGAGTACTTCTACGTCGCCCATGAGGGGGCCGATACACCCTCCGCGTAGCACCGCCGTCTGGCTCGTAGCACTGATCGTCGCACTGATCCGAAACACGTTCACCAATCGTCAGGAGCGACACAATGGTCACCACGTACCGCCGCCCAGGCGTGTACCTCGAAGAGTCGTTGCTGGTCAACCCCAGCGATGTCTCGGGCACGGTCACGGTGGGAGCGTTCGTCGGCGTCACCAGCAAGGGGCAGATCAACGAGCCCATCCTGGTGGAGTCGTGGAGCGACTTCGTCACCCTCTACGGAGGCTTCGATCCCATCATCCCGCCGGTTGGCAGCACCATCACCACCCCGGTGTTGTCATACCTGCCTTACAGCGTCTTCTCGTTCTTCCAGAACGGTGGACGCATGGCCTACATCGTGCGATCGGCACCCACCACGTCGGGCAACGCCGGGGTGATGGCCAGCATCGTCGTCAACGGTCAGAACGCCGGTGCCAACCCGCTGAGCTCGTTCACCATCAGCGCCCGCTCAGTGGGCGCCTGGGGCAACAACCTCCAGTACAACCTCACCACGCAGTCAACCGTGGGCTCGGGAGCTACGGCGCAGGACGTCTTCGCCATCCAGGTGCTCCTCCAGAACTCCGACGGCGTCTATGAGGTCGTGGAGACGTTCACCGGCCTGTCGGTGACCGGCAACCTGGCCGGTACCCGCAAGGTTGACGCCGCCGTCAACGACCCCTACGCCGGTTCCCGCTACATCCTGATCAGCGGGGTCAACATCAACCAGGCGCAGCCCGATCCCACCACTGATCCGGTCGACCTGGCCGGCGGCATCGACCCCGACATCCCCGACGCCGCGGCGCTGATCTCCTCGGCCCAGATGATCTCCAAGGTCGAGGGTCCGGTCAACCTCAACATCTGTGGCTACAACTCCGACGCCTCGTCGGTTGACACGGTCACCGCCCCCAGCACCTGGATCAGCACGACGATCCCGTCCTCGACGTTCACCGACCGTGAGGACATCATGATCATCAACGACTCGGCGCCGCCCCGCACGCCCGGCCAGGACTCCAGCGCCTACTCGACGCTGATCCAGTCCACCCTGGGCGCCAACACCGGCGACAGCTACTCGGCGTCGTACGGGCCGTGGATCATCGTCCCCGATCCCCGGCGCATCGGCACCACGGTGACGATCCCACCCGGTGGAGCGGTGATGGGCATGATGGCCCGCATCGACGCCACGGTGGGCGTGTTCCGAGCCCCCGCTGGCATCATCGCCGGGCTCTCCAACGCCGTGGGCGTGGGCACCAAGTTCACCGACACCGAGCTCGGTGACCTCAACTCCCGCAACATCAACATCGTGCGCTCGGTGGTCGGCGCCGGCATCTGCGTCATGGGTGGTCGCACCCGCAAGACCTACGGCGCCGATCGCTACGTGTCGGCGCGGCGCACGCTCATCTCGATCAAGGAGAGCCTGCGGCGCAGCACGCAGTGGGCCGTCTTCGAGAACAACGACCAGCGGCTGTGGAGTGGGCTCCGCCAGACGGCGGACCAGATCCTGCGCCCGGTGTGGGAGGCCGGCGGGCTCGCCGGCGTCAGCCAGGCCCAGGCCTACTACATCCGCTGCGATGACACCATCAACCTGCCCTCGGTGGTCCAGAGCGGCGAGGTCCGCATGGAGATCGGCGTGGCGCTTGAGTACCCCGCCGAGTTCGTGGTCATCCGGATCACGCAGTTCGACCAAGGGGCGATCACGTCCGAAGTCGTCCCGGCCGCCTGAGGAGGTAACCCATGGCCACGACTGCGCGGATCGATCCGATCCGCAACTTCAAGTTCAACGTCCAGGCCTCCCTCCCGGGAGAGACGGACCCCTTCGCCAAGTTCGGGTTCATGTCGGTGGAAGGCATCGCCATGAACACCGAGATGGTGGCGTACCGTGAGGGTGGGTACAACACTTCCCCCCACAAGCTCCCAGGACAGACCGACTTCTCGCCGCTGACCATGTCGGCGGGGGTCTTCTACAACCACAGTGAGCTCTGGAACCTGGCCAAGCGCATGTTCGCCGTCAACTGGGGCTCGGGTACGCTCGGAATGTCCGGTCAGGGCGACATCAGCGAGTTCCGCTACTCGATGGTGGTGCGCGTGATGGCCCATCCGGTGACCCAGGGAGCGGCGTCGGGCGCTAACCCGCAGGGCGGCAACATCTACGACGGCGCCGTCCTGGCCTACAAGTTCGTCAACTGTTGGACGGCCTCGGTCGGCTTCTCGGGGCTCAACGCCTCCGACAACGCCGTGGTGGTGCAGCAGATGACGGTGCACCACGAGGGGTTCGAGGTCTTCTTCGGCCACCAGCCGGCGGTCGACGCCCTCAACGCCCCACCGTTCTGATCCATACCAACAGGAGCACTCATCGTGACAGACGTCGTCCCCACGCCAACCGCAACACGAGAGCAGTGGCACGATCCCGACGCCCTCCAGAAGGATCTGGACACGGCCAAGGAGATGACCGCTGGTCCAGTACCACTCATCCCGTCATCCGTCGATCCGATCTTCGAGCTCCCTCGGGGGATCATGCACAACGGCACCTGGCAGACCAAGACGGTCGTCCGGGAGCTCAACGGCATGGACGAGGAAGCGATGTCGCGGGTCAAGGAGCCAGCCGAGGTCTACGACATCGTGCTGGCCCTGGCCACGGTGCGCATCGGAGAGCTCGACCTGGAGTCCCTGCCGCTGCCTGAGCGGCAGGGACACCTACACCAGTTGCTCATCGGGGAGCGGGACCTGCTGTACCTGGCCATCATCAAAGCCACGTATGGGTCCCGCAAGGAGTTGAGATACCGGTGTCAGAACCCGGAGTGCAACGAGGAGCAGGATCTGTTCCTCGATCTCGACGCCGACTTCGCCCCCCGCCAGGTGGATGACATCCAGCGCACCGAGTTCACCTACACCACCTCGAAGGGCGACGTCATCTCGTACCGGGCGGCGATCGGCAGCGACCAACTGGAATCGCTCAAGCGCCGCACCGCCACCATGGCCGAACAGAACACCATCCTGCTCAGCCGCTGCATCAAGGAGGTCAAC